AGGATTGGCTAGGGGTGACTATTCTACCGCTCATGTTATTGATGCTAAGTCTGGTCTTATAGTTGCCCACTGGCATGGTCATATTGACCCAGACAAGTTTGGCGAAGAAGTTCTTTATGCATTGGGGTTCTTTTATAATGAAGCTTTAATAGGAGTTGAGTCTAATAACCACGGTTTAACAACTTTAACTGCTTTAAATAAAGCTAATTATATTAATCTTTATAGACAGCGTAGATTAAACCAACGCCACGCTGAAGCCACAGAGGCATTGGGTTGGCGCACAACAACCTTGACTAAGCCTTTAGCTATAGACGAATTGAATGCCAATCTAAGAGATGGTGCATTAGACCTACGATGTGAATATACGATAGCTGAACTTAAGACCTTTGTCCGTGATGACAATGGCTCTACGCACGGCTCCCCGCACGACGACCGAGTAATGTCTTTGGCTATTGCCAACCAGATGCTTAAGTACGTTTGGCTGCCAGAGTATAAGCCTAAAACTGACTCTCCATGGGGAACCATGAATTACTTTGAAAAGAAGCTACATAAGCCAATTAAGACTAAAGAGCGTTATTGGATAGGTGAATTCAATAGTTACTGATATAATGTAACGAGTGAACTATACTTATATAGGAGTTTTTATGCACTGTTTGGATTGTTCCAAAGAAATTTCAGAAGAGAATGATATCAAACGTGGTATTTGCTTTAGCTGCCACATCAAAGGCATCAAGTTTGGGTTCAGGGGAGCAAGTTATGGCAAGTCTACATGGAATGATACAACCATTAGAGAGACTCAAAGAATGTATGAAGCAATGCCTAACGTTGAAAAAGTATCAAGTCGTAAAGAGTTAATCTGATGGAGTGGTTGGTGCCAGTAGCTGTTGCTATTATAGGTGGACCAATGGTTGTATTAATACAATCGTTTAGAAAAGAGAGCAGTGAACAACACGGCGTTCTAGCCGGCAAGATAGACAAGATTGCTGACAAACTAGACGAACATATTGATTGGCATCTAAAGGACAAAAGATGAAGAAAGAAATAAAATCATATCCTAAAATTAAAACAGGAAAAGTAACTAAAGGTAAAAAGATAGAAGTGCCAGCAGTTAAAGCTGCTAAAAAAGAAGTAACCAAAGCAGAAAAAAGATTATCCACAGCTAAACAACGACTAGAAGTATTAAAGAAAGTAGGAAAAAAAGATGGCAAGTAAGAAAAATTCAAAGAAGCCAACAGTGGCCGAAGCATACAAGGCAGCAAAGGGTCCTATTGACTATCCAGGTCCTGGTGCGTCGCCTCAAGCAAGAAGAGCTCAATCTTCTCGTATGACAGGACAAGCAAACAGAGGTTCTGCTACAGAAAATCTTGCTAAAAGAATAAAGACAGATGCTGCTCGCAAAAAAGCAGTTCCTGGATTTGAGACAGATACAGTTCGCAAGACTGTTAAGGTAGGAAACAACCCGTTCAGTAAGAAAAATTATAAGAACCAAGTAGAAATAATAAAGGCACAACTTAGTCCAGATGCTTCATTTAAAGAAACTAGTAGCAGATTATCACCTTCTGTCAAAGGTGTTATAACAAAGAAGTACACAGGTGCAGGTTCACAGGCTTCTAAGAAAAAAGGAAAAAAATAATGGCTAAGAAACCAGTATTGGGTAAGAAAGTAAACAGAGCTACAGAAGTAATGAATAGCCCAATGGGCAAAGCTTTTCAATCTGCTCAAGGTTCTGATTCTGGAAAGCCAATAGGTAAAGCAATGAAGTCAGCTCCACCACCACCAGCTCCACCAACACTAAAGGCACCTAAGCCACAAAATAATCCAGGTCGCAAAAAAGGTCCTGCAGAAGGTGGAAAGCCAGTGGACCGTCAGTACCAAGGTGGAAGTGGTTCAACAAAATATCCTAAGAATATTCCAGATGGTTATACGGTACTTACTTTGATGAGCAATCCTCCAAAATATAAATTGGTTCCAAAGTCAGGCAAGTAATGAAAGCTAAAAAAGGAATGGGCTTTAAAGCAGCTCAAAAGCAAATTGCTAAGAAGGGCAACTATAGCATGGAGTCTGCAGGGGCAATACTTGCAAATGCTTCACGCAAGGCATCACCTGCCGCAAAAAGAAAGAATCCAAATCTTAAGAAAGTAAAAGGTAAATAATGCAAACTTATACATCAACACTAACAAGTGCTTCAGTTGAAAGAACTTTCAATGTTGCAGATTATTCAGATGCAGTCATTAGACTTTCTGGCATATGGGATGGAAGTATAGCCTTCTATGCAACCAACACAGGAACAGCATATACCGCTATTGCAGTACAAGAGTTGGATAGCACAAACTGGACAACTGCAGTTACTTCAGAAGCTGGTTCAAGTCCATCGGCTGAAGTATGGACTGCTAGAGTTCCAGTTGCTGGTCTAACTACATTAGTTGTAAAATCAGAAGCTGGTTTTGTTGGTAGCGTAGACCTTGTTGTTACAGCAGTTTCGAATACCAATGCCAGGTAATCCAAAATATCCAGCATTACCTTCTACAACAACTAAGAATTATACTCCTAGAAAGAAGAAGAAAAATGGCGGCAAAAAAAAGTAAACCAGTATGGGAAAAGGCACGTCCTAAATCTTTAGGCGCACCAAAGAAACTCACACCTGCACAAAAAGCTTCAGCTAAAGCTTCTGCTAAAGCTGCAGGTAGACCTTACCCAAATTTAGTTGATAATATGAAAGCTGCGAGGAAAAAGAAATAATGGCTAAGACTCCTGCATGGCAAAGAAAAGAAGGTAAGAGTCCTACAGGTGGACTTAATGCTAAAGGCCGCGCATCCGCAAAAGCTCAAGGTATGAATCTAAAGCCACCAGTTACCGCTAAGCAGGCAGCTAAGTCACCAAAGGCCGCAGCAAGAAGAAAATCTTTTTGCGCTAGGATGGAAGGAAATCCAGGACCAATGAAGGATGCAAAAGGAAGACCAACACGTAAAGCGTTGGCATTAAAGAAGTGGGACTGCTAACATGGCAAGACAAAGTAATTATGATAAATTATCAAGCTATAGAAAAAAAGTTGATTACTCTAGAAACTGGCGCAAGAATGAAAACTATGACAATCTTTGGCAAAGACTTATTAACCTTTATCGTGGTAGGCACTACCGTGGTTATTTACAAGGTGACAGACTCCTTGTTAACATTGCTTTTTCAACCATCAATACATTAGCTCCAGCTGTTTCTATTGGTCGCCCAAAGATTAACGTTAATGCACGTAGACCAGAAGACGGTGACAAAGCTGTAGTAACTGAATCTATCATTAACTATTGGTGGCAGCATTACGAATGCCAACCAGAGTTTCAGCGCGCAGTTAAAGACTATTTAATTATTGGTCATGGTTGGGTTAAGACTGGTTATCGTTTCGTTGAAGAAGCAAAACTCGATGATATTCAAGATACTGCTGATGAAGCTGCCGGCCCAGAAACTACTGATGATGTTGAATCTCAAATAATTATTAGAGAAGACCGTCCATTCTTAGAGCGCGTTGACCCATTTGATATGTATGTTGACGTTGATGCTGTAAGCATGAATGACATTCGTTGGATTGCACAACGTACTCGTCGTCCTTTAAAGGATGCAAAAGAAGATAAGCGTTATGATGCCGCCGCAAGAAAAGAATTAAGTCCATCTTCTTATCAAAAATATGGTGACATAACAGTAACTAATACTTATAATCCTACTAACCCAGATGAAGCATATTGCGACATTTATGAATATTATAATATTGATACTGGTGAGATGTGCGTGTTTGCAGACAGTGGAGACAAGTTCTTAATTAAACCAGTTAAGATGCCATACGCATTTGGTCATCCATTCTTTATGTTACGCAACTATGAAATCCCTGGATTCTTTTATCCAATGGGTGAACTAGAAGCAATTGAACCATTGCAGTACGAATTAAACGAAACTCGTACACAGATGATGAACCACAGAAAGCGTTACTCACGCAAGTGGTTGTTTAATGAATCAGCATTTGATGATGATGGTCGTCAAGCTTTGGCATCTGATGATGACAACGTAATCGTTCCTGTTAAGGGTAATGAGAATTTAAATAACGTTGTTGTTCCAATGCCGGCCTTGATTAACCCACCTGAATTTTATAATCAGTCAACTTTAATTCAAAATGACATTGACCGTGTGTCAGGCGTCTCAGAGTACCAGCGTGGTGCAATCCCAGAAACAACTAGAACTGCCCGCGAAGCATCAATCATTGCTGAAGCTGGTAATGCTAGAGTGGCTGAAAAGCTTGTGTCTATTGAAAATGCTATAGCTAGATGTGCTTCTAATCTTATAATGCTAGCTCAGCAGTATTTAACTGGTGAGCAGACTGTAAGAATAGTAGGAACAGAATCTGCTCCTATGTGGTTAACATTTGATAAAGATTATATATCTGGTGAGTTTGACTTTAATGTTGAGGCAGGTTCAACTGCCCCAAGAAACGAAGCTTTCCGCAGAGATATGGCACTTCAGATAGTTTCAGCAATGCAACCATTTGCTCAAGCTGGTCTAGTTAATTTAGAAAAGCTAGCTGAATATGTTTTAGCAACTGGATTTGGAGTAAAGAATGCAAGTTCATTCTTAAAGTCTCCAGAGCCACCACCAGCACCAGAAGCTCCACCAATGCCACCAGAAATGCAAGGTATGCCACCAGAGATGATGCAAGGTATGCCTCCGGGTATGGAAGGCATCCCACCAGAGATGATGCAAGGTATGCCACCACAGCTACCACCTGGCATGATACCTGGAGCACCAATTCAAGGACCTGCACCACAAGTTGGAGCAAATCCAGCAGCTGCTTTACAAGGATTGCCGCCTGAAATATTACAAGCATTATTGGCTGCACAACAATAGATTTACAGTAATGTAATAAACTATCTATATAATAGATAGATACACGGAACAACCAATTAGAAGGATGAGGATTCCAAATGAGTAATGAAGAAATAAATATTGCTAGTACAATTGACGACGAAACTAACCCCATTGCAAGTGGACAAGTTGGAGAAGAGGTTGAGGTACAAGCAGAAACTCCAGAACAAGAACAAGAATTATTCGACTATACAGAGATTGCCGACAAGGTCATCAAGCTCCAAGTAGATGGCGAAGAAGTAGTAGTTCCAGTAAAGGAGGCTCTAGCTGGGTATCAGCGTCAGGCGGATTATACCCGCAAGACACAAGAGCTCAGTGAGCAAAGAAAGCAAGTCCAGTACGCTAGTGCACTCCAGGAAGCCCTGCAAAGTGACCCAGCTGCTACCTTGCAGTTGTTGAATCAGCAATACGGTGTAGCTACCCAACCTCAAGAGGAAGAGTGGTTAGACCCAGCTGAACAGCAACTTCGACAGTTAGAGCAGCGCATTGCAGCTTTCGAGCAATCAAAAGCTATGGATGAGTTGACTAGAACTATCGATACATTGCAGAGCAAGTATGGTGAAGATTTTGATGCAGATGAAGTTGTAGCAAAAGCTTTAGCAACGGGTTCAACCGATTTAGAATCAATCTTTAAACAGATTACTTTTGATAAGGTTTACTCTAAGGCTTCGGAAGCTACTAAAAAGCTTTCAGAAGAACAGGCTAGGCTTCAGTCTAAGCGTTCAGCGGCAATAGTCTCTGGCGGCACTGCAGCAAAATCACCAGTCACCACACAAACTGCACAACCTAAATCAGTTTTCGAAGCATTTGAAAATGCTAAGAGAGCACTAAACCTCTAAACAAACAGGAGATATTAAAATGGCCGGAAATCCCGACTTTAATGCACTGTTGTCTACTACGCTGCAAAATTATCAGCCGACGTTGGTCGACAACATTTTCAAGGACCTTGTCCTTCTTAACCACCTCAACAGCAAGGGCAGAGTCCAAGTTGAAGAGGGTGGTACCTCAATCGTAGAGCCATTGATGTACGCAGTCAACAACACTGTTGGTTCGTACTCAGGGTATGATGCGATTGACCTCACCCCACAAGACGGAATCACAGCTGCTGAGTACCAGTGGAAGCAGATGGCTGCTTCTATCGCAATCAGCGGTATCGAAGAATCCAAGAACCGTGGCACCGAGGCAATCATCAAGCTTTTGAATGCAAAGATTATGCAGGCAGAAGAGTCACTCAAGTCAAGCCTTAACACCATGCTTTACAGC